AAATGATTATAACTGGTCCTGCAATGATACCTAATCAAATGATACCAAGAAAAGATGACAAGGGTAATGTATTCCATGTATACTTTTCAAAAGAAACAATTAAATTACTAGCTAAAAAATTCTTACAAGACAATAATGCACACAATACTGATATCAATCACAATAATAATGTTGTTAATGAAAATACCTTACTTGAAAGCTGGATCGTTGAAGATACAGAAATGGATAAAGCGAAAGCGTTAGGCTTTACTTTACCCGAAGGAAGTTGGATGACATCTTATAAGATAAATAACATTGATACTTGGAACGACATTAAAGAAGGCAAACTTAACGGATTCTCTGTAACAGGACAATTCATTGAAAAACTACAATCATAATATGAAAGATATAAAAGACACAGCGGCTATGAGCACGACTCTAGCAGGTGGTGGACTTGCTGCTTTAGGAATTAATGAATGGTTAACATTCGCATTACTAATAACAGGTATAATACTAAATATCGTTCGTATCAGAGATATGAAAAGGGATAAGAATAAAAAGGGTTAAACTTATAAAGTATACCACTTCTTATCATGGACTTTAATGGCACCTTTCAATACTAATCCATTTAATGTAGAACTAATCTCTTTCCAATGTAGACCAGTTGCTACCATTAGATAATTAACATTAACTGGTTTCTCATTAACCGTTGCACTATAGCAACATCTAAGGATAACTCCTTGTTCCACAGTCAACTCATTCTTATCGATCATTCCTTCTACTACTCTCATGTAGTCAGAGTAACTTGGTAATTGTATTGCGCTCATAATTAATTGTTTTTGTTTGTTATAGTATTTATACTAATTTTATATTCTTTGTTTCATACTTCTGTCAAAAAGTAATATAGATATATTTAATAATGTCTGGATAAGCCAGATAAAACAATTAAACATAAAAACTAAATTATGACAGTACAAAACGCACTACGTAAAATTAAGGTTATGTTATCGGTTGATGAAGTTGTTGCTACAGAGATTAAAATGGCTGATGCTATTTTAGTTGACGGAACGGCAGTTTATGCAGAAGGTGAAATTGAAGTAGGAAACATTCTTTACGTAACAGTAGAAGAAGGTGAAGCTCCATTTGCACCAGAAGCAATTCATGAAACTGAAGACGGAACTTTAATAACAGTCGGTCCTAACGGTGAGATTATGGAAGTAACAGAAAAAGCTGCAGAAGCAGTAACTGAAGAAGTAGTTGAAGAAGCTATGGACGAAGTTGCAGTAGTTGCAGAAGTTCCTGAAGAAGCAGTAGCTCCTACAGAAGAACTTTTAGCAGGTATCGCTGAATTAATTACTCCATTCACTGAAGAGATTGCAACATTAAACGAAGAGATTACGGCACTTAAAGCACGTTTCAACAAAATTGCAGGTGAACCTGCTGCATCTCCAATTAGAAACACTTTTAGCGAAACAACATTAGCTAAGAAGACTATGGAGGCAAACAGAATGGATGCTCTTAGAGCAATCAGACAATCTAAATAATTAATAACAAACAAAAAAACAATTAAAATTATGGCTTTCGGATTTGACATTAGCGCATTACCAGCATACACAGATCAATTATCATTGGATCTAGTATCAAAGGTAGTATTAAAAACAGACTTATTAGATTACGTAGATTTACGTAGTGGTTTCACAAGTGGAACAGTAAGCATTAACTTAGTAGATGCAGATTTACCTGTATCTTCTTTAACATGTGGGTGGAACTCAGATGGTGAAGTTACTTATACACAAGTACCAGTAACAATTGAATCATTACAGTCTAAGACTGAAATGTGTGTTGAAGATTTACGTTCAGTATATCAATCAGCATTTATGAATGCATCTACAGGTAACGATATGATTCCTTTCGAGGAAGTAATTTCTGAATCTTATGCAGACAAATTAAGAAAATACAATGAAGGTTTCTTAATCAACGGATTTGGCGCTACTGCTGGATTAAAAGCACAGATTACTGTTGCAAACGGAGCTACTATTCAAGGTGGAACTCCAGCTGCATGGACTGCTGCAAATGCATTCGAACAAGCATTAGATTTATATGATGCTATCGCTGAGAAAGTAAAAGACAGAGAAGATTTAATCGCTGTTGTTTCTCCAGATGCATACAGAGCACTTACAAGAGCATTAGTTGCACAAAACTTGTATAACTACAATTCAGTAGAAGGTAACGATATCATTATCTTACCAGGTACTAACTTAACAATCGTTAAGTCAAGTGGATTAGTTGGTTCTGATTACAAATTCGCGGGACCCGGGAAAATGATATTAGCTGCAACAGGACTTACTGATGAATTAGATTCATTTAGATTCTTCTATGACGAAGCTGCTGACGTAATGAAGTTCAGAGCTGCTTGGAGATTAGGGGTCGGTGTCGGTCAAAAAGACGTATTCGCTACTAACGGAATGGCATAACAATAAACATTAAGTAAGGACTGTAAAAGGTCCTTGCTTTTATTAACTAATTAAAAAAAATCAAATAATATGGCTTGTAGTAATCTTACAGCTGGCTTCACATTAGATTGTAACGATTCCCAAGGTGGAATTGAGAAGATCTTTATTGCGAATGGACCAGTTGAATCAATAACAGAAACAGCAGGGTTAGTTACGGCTATCACTGTAGGCGGATCTGCTTTGGTACCTGCTGATTTTTTCGAATTTGACACACCAAGACAAACTAGTTCTTTAACTGAAGCTACTACAGTTTCACAAGAGAATGGTACTATTACTTTCGATCAACAATTAACTATGGTTTTCAATAAACTTGAAAGCTCTAAAAGAAATCAACTTTTGCTTATGGCAGAATCAACTTCTATGGTTATTGTTGCTAAAGATAATAATGGAAAGTTTTGGTCAATCGGGATCGAAAGAGGAGGGTATATGACATCTGGAACAGCAGTTTCGGGAGTTGCATTCGCGGACAGATCGGGATACGAATTGGTAGTTGGAGGTATTGAAAAATCACCAATGTACGAAGTAACTGGATCGATAGTTGAATCGTAGTATTCACTAAACATTTAAAATAACAAAGCCTTAACTTTAATTAGTTAAGGCTTTTTTTATATAATTTGTTTTGGTGATGGCATATCTAAGTCTCGTACTTTACCAAGAGGATGACTCTGTTCTGCTAACCAGAATCCCTCAAAGTCTACTGCATATTTAAACGTTTCACCATTAATGTATATTTCAGGTGCATAAGAAGCATATATATTGGTAACATACTCACCAGTATCTAACCACTCTTGATGGTCAAACAACTCACCATCATATAAGTACTTAATATCTGCATAGATACCATAATTGAAACCACAAGCTACACATGTTTCTAACATGAAATTAACTTGCTTAGGGTTTTTAGGACCTATAATAGTAAGATCTATATCTGCGGTTAACCTATCTTCTAGTATACCTCCGTGTGCATACAGTTCATACCTCGACCAATCCATAAAGTCTATACATTTCATAAATGATTTTACAGTAGGATCTCCTAGTCCATGTAGTAGCTCCCATTCGCTGCGTTCAAATTTACCAAACTTTATATGTTTTTTCATAGTATATGTATCTGAATTACAACTTACATTAGTTTTATATTTAATACTATAAACATAATTACACTTATGACATTATTAATAAACGAAGCTTCATTAGCAGTTATTGCCAGTTTTAACGTACCTAATATAGATTTAAAATATACATATGGGTTTGTGTTAACTAGTCAATATTCTCATGAGCCATTAATCCTTACAGCACTGCCTCAACAAACGAACGATAGATATAGTGTATTTAGTATAACTTTTCCAACTGGATTTGGGGATGCACACAAAAATGGCATATATGACTATTATTTATCAGGACCTTTAGGACCAGTTGAAAAAGGATTAGTTAAAATTGTTACAAATCCAGGTGGTGGAACAGGTATTACTAATTATACTTCAACACTTGCTATAGAAAATAGAGTAGCAGAAGTCTTTTATAGACCTAATTACACGAATTAAGAAAAACAATATGAGAAACACACCAGAAGGACTGTATTCAGTTAAAGGATCTAGCTTTAAAGCTATAGATTTACCAGAGATTAAAGAAGTAAGAGGAAAGGACTTTGTATTTTACGGAGCAACTAACCTATTTCCACAAGAACTTATTGGACTATACGATAGTTCAGCAATGCATCACACTGCAATAGACGCTATTACTGCGGGTATTATAGGTGAAGGTATTGATATTATAGGTGATGAATATATCAACTCACAAGGAGAGACTGTAGATGCAGTATTTGAAAAGGTATCTTTAGATTATGCATTATATCAAGGATACGCTATCAATGTTATCTGGAATAAAGAAAGAAACAAAG